GGGACCCGATAAGGCTGTTCGATCTCCATTGCAGGAGATCCCCGGTTTTCATCTGATCCTTTACCGCTTCGTATTTGGAAAGGTCGTTCATGGTGCCTCAGACAAAAAACTCATGGTTGCCGATGATCTTTTCCAACTTCATGTTGTCATCCCATTTCGGATCACAGGCCAGGGTGTTGTAATAGAGCGCCTTCACGTTCCGCTTGATGGTCCCGTTCAGGAGACCTTCCGCGACATCGAGACATCCCCGGAGCGAAATATATCGGGCATGGGCCGCCTTGAAATCCTTCGCTATCTCCATTGCCCGATTCCATTGATAATCTCCCCCGTTCAGGCAGGAATATTGCATCGGCGCAAGAATTACGGTCTTTATCGTGTTGCCGTACACGTTTCCCCATTTTGGTTTTTTCTGGCCGTAATCCGCCCGGTTCAGGACGGAGGCCCCGACCGCTACCCGGCCGTCGTAGGGCTCGCTCCGGGCTTCAAGGTCTATCAGCATCCCGAGGATTTGAGCGTCGGACAGCTTCATGAATATGGCGCGATCTTCGGGCTTCATTTTCGGCACTTCCCGGCAAACGCCTGGTGCTCCCCCTTCAGGACATGGAACTCATCCGCCAGGGTGTTGTACTTGTCAAAAAGCAGCGTCTGATTCGCATCTATCTTCCGAAGCGTTCGGACCACGAAGAAGATCAGCGCCGCAAAAAGTGTTGCAATCAGGACTTGAACGGCGTCCGGATGTTCGACCCATGTCTGTGTTTTCTCTGCCGCATTGACCAGTGACGCGAAAAGCAGAAAGAATAGTGCCGCCAGAATCAGTTTTGATATTCGGATTTCCGCCATTGTCCCGGTCCCCTGTTTTATGGTAAGTACCTTTTGCCGGCGGCGTCCTTCGGCCTTCCCTGTGGCCCGGGTGCTGTAACACCCGAAAAAAGGCGCTGTCGGCTCTCAATTTAAAAAAGGGGCGTCAAGGGGACCGCCCCTATCGGTTTTAGACGTCGACCTCTTCCCAAACAAAATAGAAGATCATGGAAGCGCCGATAACCTTGGTTGTGTAGGTTGCAATCGTGTACCCCGGAGGGATTACGATAGACCCTTCCGCCTTGTAAACGAACTGTGGCCCCTGCCCGTAACCTGTGACCGCGAGCGTCCCTATAGGGCCGAACACCCTCTGCAGGACCGGCGAAACAAGGGTTGCGCCATCATCGGCGATCATGGCCGAACTGCCGCCGCCGAGCTTCTGATTCTGGATAGTCACATTCGACGCGGGGGCTGCGATTGTGCAGGTCAAAAGCCCGATTGCGCCGTCACCATTTGAGGCAACAGTCTGGGAAAATCCGAATTCCTGAAGAATCATATTTTTCCCGGATGTTGAGGGATTCGAAACAGCCAGCCCGGTCCAGGTAGTCGCGAGGGCTGCCGTGGTTGCTACTGCCGCCTGATTTGCAACCCCGAAAAGATGCCCCGCGAGTGCTGCGTCTGCCAGGTAAGGCTTAACGAGCAGATTGCCTTCATTATCACAAAGCAGGGTTTTAGGTACTCCAGCTCTTGTTTTTGCGTACATTTTAAATTCCTCCTTTAGAGACACGCCCTAAGGGCGTAAATAAGTGATAAGTCCTCGATCAGCCCGTCGCCATCGAAAATAAACCGTTCCCCGGTGTCCAGATACTGCACCCGCGTTCCCGGCTGCGTATCCGACGGCAAGGTGTCGGTAGACAGGCAATAAATCTTTCCGCTATCCCGTATGATCCCCATAATTTTTGCCTCCAGGTAAAAGGCTTTCAAAGTGGGGCGGCTATTACACCGCCCCGGTTAAATTAATCGGCAAGTGTCCCCTGTAATGGCCAGGGCGCATTCAGGTGATCGCCGCATGTGATACGGCAATTTGACCCCAGCGAGGTATTGGCGTCGATCACGCCGGAGCCGTTTTCTGTTGCGTTAGCAGCGGAATACATATGCACGCTGTCGATGATTACTGTGTCCGAATTCTCATCGATTGCTAAGGCAGTCGCCTTGATGATCAGGTCGCGAATCCGGCTTCCGTAAGCGGGCGAGCTGGCAACGACATCAATTCCCTCAGTGGCCTCGATGAAGCCCCCGGCAATCTCGAATTGATGAGTGGCCGCTGTTCCTGCAACGGCTATTCCTACCGCACATATACCGGTGCCGTAAGCTCCCGGGTTCTGATGAATCTCTAAGCCGAGAATCTTGAACAGGGCGGAATCGGTAATCTGAATCCCGACCGTATTCCCGGCAAGAGCAGGCTGCAACATGCCGCCGATGATCTGAAATCCATGGCATCCTGCGGGGATGGTCAGCCCGACACCGGTTCCGGTGAGCTGGAATCCGATATTGATAAACCGGCATCCTACCTTTGCGGCCGCGATAGTATGCGCTCCGATAATGCGGGGGTAAGGTACGAGATCTGAACCGCACCCGATAATGTCGCACTTCTCGGGGAGAACGGTCAGATCCTCGTCTATTCCGTCGCCCATGACGAATATGCGGTTGCGACGCGCCCACCAGCGATTTGCCGTAAGGCCGATGCTGGTATTTGAAGCGGTGATTGCTTCGGCGATGGTTGCAAAGGGGTCCTGCATTGACCCGCTTCCTGTTGCTGACACGTTCAGGTCAACGAAATAATCTGCCGCTCCGGTCGGGTTTCCGGCCATAATGCTGCCGCCGGGTTCCGCGAGGATCTGCCCTCCGGCCGCAATTACGAGGACATCCCCGCCCTGTTTCCTGTAAACTTTCGGCATATAAGTATTGTCTGCCATTTTTAAATTCCTCCGTTCATCCGTTGGTTGCCCCCGGGCAGGGCCGGATTAACCCTGCCCGGAGTACCCATTTAAGGGACGGTTAAGCTACAGGGCTGTCCAGGGGATGGCCCTTTTCCAGGGTAATCGCCATCGGCATGGAAATCGTACCAGTGACGGTTCCGACCAATTGCAGGTACCTCTTGCCGCCGACATAGCCGAAACTGTAAACTGTATTATCCTCATCTTCGCTGTCGATGGTAAGAATGGTGCCGCTCGTTATATCCTCGACGCCGAGCATATCGGCATCCTCTACGGCGGCATAAGTTGTTCCATCATCGCTGTCCGAAAGGACAAAAACAATCTTGTGTGAAGCGGAAAGCCCAGTGCCGGCATCGAGCCCAGCATGGATATTCAGTTTTGCAGAATTGAACCCCGCAAGATCAACGTCCGTAATGGTCTGCGTTGTCGACACCGCTATAGGATCGAGCAGGGAAACAGTTTTGGTATTGTTGTAAAGATCTTTCATGAGAATTTACCTCCGTATTTTGGTAAGGGCCGGGATCGCCCGGCCCGTTATTTTTCGGTTGCCTGTTACGCCGCGATCTTGATTTCCTTGATGGCCTCATACATCACGATTCCGCCGCCGACCCTCTTTGTGGTGTAGAATGCCACGTAAGGTTTTGCGGTAAAGGGATCGCGCAGCACGCGGGTTCCGATCCGATCGATAATCAGATAGGCCCTCTTGAAATTGCCGTACTTGATCGGGTATTTGTTCGCCGCGATCGCGTCAACGTTGTCGTCGTACTCAACCGGCTTGCCGAGCAGGGTATCCGGAGCGTCCTGGAGCAGACCTGGGCGCCACAGATAATTCCCTTCGCCGTCCTTAAACTTTCGGATGACCTGCATGGTCGAATCGGCCATAAGCCATGCTGCACCGTTCCGGTAGACCGGCTTCAGCGCATGTTGAACATCGATCAGCTTGTCGGCGTTGTTGAGCAGGGAAGCATGGCCGGAGGCGATATATCCGATCTTGCCCCAAGCATAAGAGGCATTGGCAGCCTTCGTATAGGCGTCGATCCCCTTCGGCTCGCCTACACCATTACCGGAAATGAAGGCCTTGCCCTCTTGCTCGTTGAATTCCGTAGAGACTTCCTCGGCCAGCCATGCGCCGATATCTACCCGGCTGTCATCCAGGAGGGTCTGCGTCGCGTAAGGCATCGCATATATCTCTTTGGTATTGATGGCGATTTCCGCGAGGTTCGGCGTGCTGGTCTCTGCCCGGGATCCTTTTTCGGCTACCCATCCCGAAGTGGCCCCGCCCTGGTTGACGAGCTTTTTGTAGGTATCTGTTGAAATGGAGCGAACGGTTGCCAACCGTCGCATGGCCTGAATCGTTCCGGCCACGCGGTCAATCGCTGCGTCTACCTCTTCGGGGACCGTGAACCCGCCGTCCGGATCGGAAAGGGTAGAGGCTGCGGCCTGAATCTCCATGTCCTTAATTTCAGCGTTTCCACGCCGCATGAGGTGACTGAATGCCTTGAGCTTCACGGCCGCCTCTTTCGTCTGGCCATTTCCGCCCCCGCCGAACTGCGTACGCGCTATGGTGGTTTCGAGCAGTTCAAGCTGCTTCTTCATGGCCGCGATATGGGAAATGTCTACATTGATCTTCTCGACCTTTTCAACCAAATCGGCCGGAGCATGTCCCCTTGTCTCGATTGCCTTGATCCGGGAGTCGTTCTGTGCCTTGAACTCTTCAAAGGCCCTTCCCATTGCTTCTATAAGCTTTTTGATCTCATCCATTTGACTATCCTCCAAAAACGGTTAATGTTTTTTGACATGCTGCCAATAGTTCTACCTCGCTTGCGTCGGCGCGTTTCGCTGCCACCGCTCGCGCATATTCACGGCTCGCACCTGCATTTCGCAAGGCACGTTCCGTCTCTTTTCTGGTTAGTTCCCTTCCTTCCTGTTCCTCAGTGATGCCGTCAGGAACATGGGCGAACATGGACAGGTCAAAAACCGCCTTTGCCGCCTTCCCGGAAGTCAGGACGGTATCGATAAACCCCTTCTCGGCCGCCTCTTTCGCGGTCAACCAGGTTTCATCATCCATCATCTGCTTCATGTCTT